CGGTTCCACTTGTCATTAGTCATTTGAGAACTCCATGCTCTTTGAGGTAACCTAGTGTATCATGCATATTACCCAAATGCAAGTATCCTAAGGATACCTGTGGATACGTTGCCTCAGGACCAAATTCTGCCTCAAATGCCCTTTGAGTAAAATGACTATTAAGTTTATATTCAAGAAATTCACCTCCAAGAGACTTGAGTAGTGATGCCATTCGCTCACACTCTTGACTTCCATTTGAATAGATAACTGCCTGCATTAGTTTTTATCCTTGTAGGTAATGGTTATTTTATTATATATTTCATCTCGGTTGTCACTATTGTATACGCGGCAACGTTCGATCTTAGCATCTAATAATTTCACAACATTCTTTAGTTGCCATTCGGAATTAAACTTAATAAAACCTTCATCCATCCAACTCTTGTTAGATCCTGGTGCGTTAAAATCATCCATTATTCAATACCTGTAGGGAAAGTGTCAATCTCAGTTAGTTCGTAGTCCCAGTCTTCCATGACTGTGTTTGCAAGAAATCTATCAGATAGCATTTCAAGTTCCTTCTCAGCATACTCTCTGCTCTCTGCTTCCAACCAAATATCAATCACCTTACCAAGTCTAAGTTTCTTGATATTCAACTCAGACAATCGCTTACAGGCATCTCTCACGGCGTTTCCTGGTGAGTCATCAACCTGTGATCGTAGTCGGATGAATACTAATGCTTTAAATTTTTTCATAATCACACAATAAGTTTCTTTTCGTCTGGAGTAATCAACTTACTTCCATAAACTTCATTATACTTCTTGGTAATACTAGAATCAACTTCAGCAATGTATACAATGTGATTTCGAGACAATGTAATCTCAGGATTACTTCTATCAATCACAGTTGCCCAAGGAGCAAATCCAACAGATCCATTAGCAGTTGGAAGTACAACCAGACCATTTTGTACAGTCACAGTTGTTTCATCTTCGGTGAGAAGTTCTGCAACAACTTCTTCACCAGTTACGATACGAAATAGTTTTACATTCATTTAAAATTACATTCACACATTAATTCAGTCAAACAGGCAAGTAAGTTTATTTCCTGGTCAGCCACAAATGCCATTTGATACTGATACTTAGCAAGGATAAGCACAGCAGCAGGAATACTATTCGGAACCAAGGAATCATAACAAGCATCGTAAATACGACGCAACAGGACAGTAGTATCATTGTCCAGGTTATCGACAACCCATTTACGTACTTTGGGAAAATTCTTCTCTTTAAGGTTTTTAACCAATTCATTGACTGCTACATCCGAAAAAGTTGCAAGAATACCAGAATCAATTTTCCCACTTACGGAATATCTTTGGCATTCATTAAGAACACGCCTCCAATCAGGAAAGTGCTTATTGATTAGTTCAATAAGAACTTTATCTTCGTATTCAATTTGTCTTTCTTTTAGAATTCCTTGAAGGCGCTGATAAAAACCTGCAGCAATCTTTGCTTTTTCTTTTCCTTTAATACTGAAGTCAATGACTGCACACCGAGAGTGAAGAGGTTCAATGATTTTGTTTTTATAATTGCAGGTAAAGATAAATCTACAATTATTATAAAAGGTCTCAATATTTGCCCTTAAAAGGAGTTGTACATCGTGTCCTGTATTATCTGCTTCATCAATGATAATAACTTTATGTTTTCCATTGCCTTGAAGTGATACTGTCGATGCAAAATTCTTTGCTTGATTTCGTACTGTATCCAGAAATCGTCCTTCGTCAGATCCGTTAATTACATAACAATCTACTCCTAGTTCATTACAAAGTGCTTTTGCTACTGTAGTCTTACCAATACCTGGAGGACCAGAAAGTAAGAGATTTGGAATCTCTCCCTTATTTAGAAAGTCTTTAAAAGTCTTTTTTATTTGAGAAGGAAGAATACAGTCATCAATTGTTTTTGGGCGGTAAGATTCAACCCAAAGAAAGTCAGTGTTGTTCATAATAAATTAAAAAATGGGGATAATACGCTGCCTGATCTCTTCAAGTTTTACTGGATCATTACCATAATAACCCATATTCATGTAAATACAATCAAGATACCTCAGTCCATCAGGTTCAGCACCATGAGTGAAGTAATCACAATACCGAATAATTTCTGATGGAACTTCTACTTGCTTGTAATCAAAATCAATAATCATCCTTAGGTTTAGTTAAAGTCCAAGAACCATCCTGGTTGTCGATCCATTGTAGCACATCTCCTTCCTTCCATCCAATTTCTTTAAGAACTTCGTCGGGAAATGTAAGTATACCATCATTATCGATGGTGAGTGTTGTTTTCATATCCATTCAGGTTTGCGGTGTGGTAATCGTAGGTAGTTGTCAGATACCCAAGATTTGGATGCAAGATACATTTTGTATGCTTCAATAGTAGTGATACTATCGTCAAATTTATACTCATCAGGCATTGCGCGAACGAAAGGAGTGTGACCAGCCCATTTCACACAAGGAATAATCTCATCAGCAGCAAGTAGAGTCTTAAAGCAAGTATGGTTTTTTCCATACCGATTATAATACTCATCGCATAATGCAATACCATGAGCAAGCAACCATCTAGAGTTTGCTACAGTCTCGTTTGCCCAGATAGTACAAGGGTGATTACGGAACGCTCCCTTGTCCGTAGCATAGGGTGTGCCGTCTTTCTTGGGCAATGTGCCATAACCGTGTCCCCACTTGTCTGAGGCGACTATAGAGAGCATCTGGCAGGTCTCCAAGGGCATCTTGACGATGTGCTTGTCAGGCAGAACTTCTGCTGACTTCCATGGAGACTCGTCAGTGACGAAGATGTTCATTTAAAGAACTGCATAAGATACGCTACACCCCAGTGTAGTTTATCAGCAGGTATGTCGTCAACGTTTTCCTTTAAAATCTTTACACCATTCATAATTCTTTCAAGACCAACAGCAACAGCAGTTGCCTCAGAAATCTTCATGAACTCTGCAAAGTCTTCATCATTTCCATTCTTCACACCACTAATGTGATAGTTACGTGCTTCACGAAGAAGTTCTTGTGTCTCAGGTTCAAATGTAATAGTCTCATCCTTCAGAGGAATTGCCAAGTTTTTCATACAAGACATACTGAACTTCATTGCCTTGCGGGTTTCTTCAATAGGAAGTGCCCATTCTTCTTTGTCTCGAAATGAATGCTGAATGATACCATTAGTACATTCCATCACACGAAGAACGGCAATCTTATCCTTCTCAGTGTCAGGTAGATTGCCGTAGATTTCTTTCCAGTTTTTCATGATAATAGTTTACTAAAGCTAATTGCTAGGAGAAATCCTAGCATGATTACAATGTCCCAAGATTTTGTTTTTACAAAAAATGGAATTGAGATTGTGTCTGCAATCACGTTCATAATGACTCCGGCAGTCAAATTAACATGCAATACAACAAAATAAGCAGCAATAACCAGGATGCTGCCTATAACTCTCATTACAGTGAATGTTTTCATTCAAAAGAAGAATCAGGTTCGAGTGCAATGTAATAAGTCAATTTATGATCTTTGCTCTGGAAGCGTGAAAGAAGTTGCTTGGAAATAACAACTTCATAAGAACCAGGAAGAATCTTCATGTTCTCGACCTTGAAATTGAAAGTGAATATTTCATCAGATTCACCCACAACAATAGAGAAATCATTAGATGTATCATTTCTTTTATCTCTTGCAACCAATTTCACAAGACCACCACTACCAATAACAGAAAGATCAGGTAATTGGAGAACTGCTGCTGCTTTAAGGACTTTTGCAAGTTGTTCTGTGGAAAGAACAAAGCAAACATCTTGAGAAGGAAGAGTGATTGATTTCTCAGGAGGAGTTACAATCACATTCGGATCAGCAAAGAAATACTTTGAGCGAGACTTACCTTCTTTAATTACGACATACTCATTAGTTTTGAAATCAAGTTCAGGATTCTGATGGAGGTCAATGTTTTGTAGGAATTGATTTAGATCATAAATTCCAAAGTCCTTTGGAAAATCTTCTTCAACTTCTGCTTCTGCGAGAATGTTCTTCATCACAGAAATAGTCCGAAGAGACTTTCCTTCTTTAAACAAAATAGATTGGTTAATAGAAGAAAAGTTCTTTAGGACAGAGAGGGTTTTATCAGACAGTTTCATATTTTGTTCTTTGATCTTCATTATTATTGAGGGTAGGTCTCACGTTTTGCGTTCTTATCATTGAAATACATGAGAAGAACAGCATAGTGAAGGACCTTCATTATGTCAAGACGTGCTGTTCCTTTCTTGTCATATCGAGATACATATTTCATAATATTATCTCTACAACATGCTTCACCGTCATTGTGTGCTGCTTCAATAAAATCTAAAGTTTGGAGATTTTGATCGTTAGCAGCATAGTGCTTGTTGTATGTTCCCCTGATATACTCAAGAAGTTCTTTTACGATCTCTTCTTCATTATATTTCCAGGGAGTTGAAGATGCATAGATGGCATCAGGATCGGAATTAAAATAAAAGTTATGGTCGTCCGTTCCTGCTATCCATGTTGTCCGATTACCCTCTGTTGAGTTCAAGTTACTATTAGTGTTTTCATCCATTTTTAAAATTTCATCGTAAAGCATAGTCCAAGAATTAGTCATAAGTTATTTTATCAGGAAAAGTTATGAGAGTCAAGAGATTGTTTTTGTTGCTCTTCAGTAGGCATTACAAAATCAGCATCCACTTTGTCATAAAGTTCCAAGAATGATTGCTTGGTCTCATCATCAAAACGACTTACACAAACTTGAATTGCTTTTGCCTTATCTTTGAAAATGCTGAAAGCACGGATGATGTGAACCAAACGACGGGTGCTGATGATTTCATCAATACCACCATCATAGAAGGTCTTACGGATGATGTCTGCCCAATCTACAAGACGTTTGCAGAAGTCACGATCTTCTACTCCAAGATCTAAAGAAATACCCTCAAGGATTTTCTGTTCGGTTGCAGGAGTTGGATAAGACTGCTCAAAGGTTACTGGGAATCGTTCAAGGAATGCTTCGTTGAGAACATTAGTGCCGATAAAACGACCATCTTCAGAACCTTTACCTTTTGTGTTCGCAGTAGCAAATACATTGAAACCTTTTGTTGGTTTTACATACTTACCAATTTTCTTCAGGAACACACCTTTACCTTCAAGGATGGACTGGAG